ATGAAAGCCGCCAGCGCCGGGACAATTACTTGCCGTCCCGGTCAGTAGGTCGGGTCGTCATCCCCTTTAATGCGTCTACGCTTTCGCGTTCGATGCGACGTTGCCCACCGGGCGTCTTGATTCCTTTAATTGTTCCATCATCGAAATATCTAGAGATGGAATCAACCGAAACACCGAGCATGTTAGCCGCTTGGCCCGGTCGGATATATGTTGTCACATTGCCTCCTCTAACATGTTATAACGCAAGGCTTCTATATGTCGGGCCAATTTTGCGGAATCGGCTGCACGTTTTGCGCTATTTTCGGTTTCATTAAATGACCAAAGCGCGGTGAGCAAAATATTGATTTGGTTATCGTTAAATTCTAATTTTGTGTACATTTGTACTCCCTGTTTGTCGTTTCCCTTACCCCGAACCATACGGGATTTGCGGGCTTTGTCAAGGGTTTACTAAAACTATTTCTTTGGCGTGTTGAAAATAGGTAATGGGAATAAGCCGCCATGTTTTTCCCCAGAGGCGGTAAAACTGACGTGGATATGGTCGTAATGTTGGTAGCCCTTGCCACGCCATTGCCAAGCGGTAGAAGCATAAGTGCCACTAGCAATTTGATCGTTAAAGACAACATATTTAATGCGCTGGGACCCCGGTAACCCGCTGGCCGCATAGGCAACGATTTGGTTAGCAAGGATTTGGGCTTGCCCTCGGCCTCTGCCAGCGCCCAATAGGTCTGCGTCAATGTCTAGGGCATGAACCCATCCGTTACGGTCCGGATTATGGTCTGATGGCCTAGCACGGTGTGCGGAATCGCCAATAATGCCATCCGCTCCGCGGTCGCGCTTAGGCCAGCGCTTGTCTACTTGCTTGCGTAGTGTTAAAGCCGCGGCACATGGCTTCCATGCGGTCATTGTTCACCCTCTATAAAGAATTCGTGGGATGTGGCTAAATCGCTTAAAGGTGTTTGCTTCCCCATTCCGTAGCGCGGATCGTATTTATTAAGCGCATTAATGATAATGGGGATTACTGCCGCACCAATGGCCACCAAAACGGGTTCCACGTTAGCGGTCATAAGCCATGACAATATGGCGCCTAGAGTGGCTCCAATAATGCTTTTGGTTAGTGACGCTTCCCATGCTTGTGCGAGCCATCTACCCACGATTAAGCCTTTCCTCGAATTTCATTAATTCTTGCCTAACAACTGTGCGGATGAGCCACACGTTAGCAATCACAATAACTGACAGGATGGAAACCACTCCCCCGATGAGTGTTACCACGTCAGACGGCTGCATCTTTCACCGCGTCAGATTTAGTGAGAATTGGCGGGGCAAAGTTTTTTCCGTCCCATGAATACCCGATGCCGGGATAGCATCCACGCATTGAAGCGTTGTAACTACATTGGATCCATTCATCTTCAACGGTGTCAGGGTAAAGACTTACCATGAATCTTTTGCCTTTGAGTTCAGAGTCGTTGCCTTTGTCGGTTGCAATGACTTCATTCACAATTGGTTCTACTTGTTGAACGATTCCATCTTTTACGTATGCGAAATGTGCCATGTCATCATCCAATCAAAATAATTACAACGCCAGAGCCGCCGGCTGAACCAACGCCACTTGTGCCGCCGCCGCCGCCCGTTCCGGTATTTGCGGTTCCCGCGCCAGCACCAACAGAGCCGCCAGCACCATAAGTGACACTCGACCCAGTGATTGAAGACGCTTTGCCGGCACCCCCTGTGCCGCCAGAATAAAGCCCAGCACAACCGCTTCCGCCGGTCCCTCCCGAGTTTGTGCCTGCTCCGCCCTGATATGTTGTGGTATTGATAAATCCTTGCCCATAACAACTAACAAGGCTATCAGCGACAACCACTCCACTTGCACCTGTTGGCGCATATCCCGGTGTAGATCCTCGACCTCCACCGTAACCAAAATAAGCATCAATTTTGGAATAACCGCCGATGGCTTCCCCGCCACCGCCTGCGCCTACTGTCACCGTATAAGTGCCAGCAGAAAGCGTAAAAACTCCGCCTTTTTGGGTGCTGTCTAAAACGCCTCCGCCAGATCCGCCGCCGCCATTTGTTGGACTTTGGAGAGTGCCGCCTCCGCCGCCACCGCCGCATATAAGTGCATCAAATGAGCCGGCGGTTAAAGTAATAGTTCCCGATCCGGTGAACTTGTAGCAAGTTTTTGAGCCGACGGTCGTAATGGTTGGGGAGCCGGTAGTGCCTGTGACCGTTGCTTTAGCACTACCTGACGAAAAAGGGGTCGCGTACCATGTATCGGTCGCAGTTTTTTGTATGGAAACGACACCGTATTGGGCTGTGGTCCCCGTGTTGTTGTTAATTGTTACGCCACCCGCTGCCGCAATTGTTAAGGCTCCCGCACCAATGTTAAGAAACCTAATAACACTGCCTGTCTCATAAGCAACTGAAGCGTTGGTTGGAATAGTAACCGTAACCGCGGAAGCGTTTGATGTTGTAACCGTTTTGCCTGCGTCCGTGAGAACTATCGTATAAGTTGTTCCCGTTTGTGCGTTTATGCCGTTGCCTTTCATTGCAACGTCATCGATACGGTCTGCCACTGATAGCGAGGCTGTGGGCCATGCGCTTACAAGGTCGGACGATTGCACATAAGGTGAACCGTAGGTAGTCGTAGCCATTCTTTTTCTCCTTATGCTGCTAATAAATCGTCAGGTAAAACAACGTTATACCATTGGACCGAGGTATTTACGTCTCCCCAAATTAGTGTTGGATCTACGCTAATCCATTCGGCCATTGCGTATGAATAACGAGGGTCTGAAAGGCTCAAAGTTAGGACATGGCCTTGTTCGGTGTATTGCTCGGACCATCCTTCAACGATGCCCAAGAATTGTGTTAATGGGGCCGGTGTTGGTAGCCCATTTATTTGCACACGGTTGCCGGTGATGAGTCCTAGAATTGCGGTGCGTTGTGGGGTTGTGAGAAGGTCCACAAAGATTTGGATTTGCTGTAAGTCATAGCGTGGTTCTGATTGTGCGGTGATGATTGCGCCGGCGCGATTGTAGGCGTCTAGAGGGTCTGAAAGTTGCGTGGGTAATACGGTTGCTCGCAACCCATGGGTTATTTGGCTTGCTGCGTCTTCAGCAATGATGACATCCTGTGGGCTGTTTGTGCCGTAAGCGACAATGGCTCGGTTAACTACTGCAAGGATGTTGTTTCGCCAGACGGGTTCCCAAATCACTGTATTATCTGTAAGAGTTATTGGGACAGGAGCGGCCGCGGAAGCGGTATACACGTCATCCCAATTGTATAGGGAATAATCGGACCATGGCCCGGTCACGTATGCCCATGTGGCGGGGTTGTAATCGTATCCGCGGCGTGAATAAGACTCTATAAGGATTGTGCCATCTGGCAGGTCTGCCATGGTCGCGCCAGTTTGGCTGCAAATATTAGACAAAAGCGTAAGAGCCGGCAATGGGTCTGTTGTAGCCGCTATTGGTAATAGGACCTGCATCGGGTCCATGTTTGCGGAATAGGCTAGGCCGGTTTCGTCCATGATTTCCGCGGTGCGCAAATCCACGGTTTCTTCCACAAAGCCTGTGGCGCCTACGTTAAGCAAACCTAATTTAGAAAAATTGCCTTGGGCTTGATACGTAACCCGGGCTTGGTATGTGCCGTTTGGTGAATATAAGTGCGTTATTTGGATATCTGTAATTTTTCCCGTAAATCTAAGCACGCCCCATGAAGTCACTGTCAAAGATGATGAAATGCCGCCAATAATTGTGGCCGCACCAAGTGTGGTGAATTGGGCGCCGCTTGGTTGTGGCGCTTGTGTCACGTCGTTACGACCATGGTCAACGGTTAAAGACCATTCGACTTCTGACAGGTCTACGTTTGTGCCGCCGATAATGACGCTATCTACATGGCTAGTAATGGCTGTCATGCGATAACTACCGTATCTTGGTAACCTGCCCGGGCATTACCATTGGCAAGGATTTGGTTAAGTTGCTGTATGGCCTGTTGGTCGGAAACAATTACGCGACGGTTTGCCGCGGCGGCGCTTGCTGCTGCTTCTGCTGCTGTTTTGGCTTCCTCAATATCTTTCCAAGCCTTTGCCAAAGTGTCTGCAATTTCTTTGGCCGCTTGTAGGGCAACGGGTTTGCCAAGGTTCTTGCCAATTTTTGTTAGTTTTTCTTGATCTTTAAGAACTTGTGTAGCGGCTTCTTTAACGAAACCAATTGCTGCGTTTTGGCCTTCAATAAGAAACGCCGGGACCATGGCTTTTGCGGTCATTTCTGAACTTGTTTTTACGTATTCGAGTTGCGCGTTAATTGTGGGAATTAAGCCTTCAAGAAGGATGTTTTCACCAAGTTTGGCGCCAATTTCTGGGCCTGCTCCTGCCACTGCGTCAAGTAGGGCTTGGCTTGCTCCGCTTGCTTGTAAGTTTCGTAAAACGGTGCCGTACCAATCCATGTCCGCTATTTGAGCGCCAAGGGTTTCGGTTAAGGACATGCCGGTAGTTTGTGAAAGGTCAAATGCGGCGCTTAGGTCAATACCGCTAGAAATTTGTCCTGAAAGGTTTTGCCAATAATCTAAATAGGCTTGGCCTGCGTTTTTTAGTGCGTCAGATTGTGCGGATAATTTGCTTTTCGATTCGTCTAAAACCTTGTTTTGTGCATCTAGTGCTTCTGTGTTTATTTTTAGTGCGCCCGTGAGATTCGTTACGGGAGGAAGCACATCTCCTACGGTTTTGCCGTATTTTGCTGTTACTTCTGCTGCTTTTTGTAAAGCCGCTCCGCTAGTTTGCCCGGCTGCGTTTGCAAGATTTGTAGTGTATACCGCTGCTTCATTTGTTGCGGCGCCTACCTGTACAAGAGCGGCTAGCCAAGACCCAAGAACCGGGACACTTTGAATTAAACCTAAGGTCCAATTGGTTGTGCTTTCGGCTGCATCGTCTGTGGCGTCAGAAGTCTTTGCAAGTTGTGCCGGTGTTTTTGTTAACCAATCAAGAAAAGTAGTGCCGCCCGTAATCAAATCGGCAATAGTATTACCAAAGTTTTCCATTTGGACTTGTGCGCCATCCGCACCACCAAGGGAACCGCTTAACTTATCTACTGCGTTGACAAGCGCATAACCAATAGTTTCTTTTGCTTCATTTGCTGACTGAGACAAACGATCAATTTTGCCTTGGTAAGTTCCTGCGGCTGCTGAGGCTTGGCCTTCAAAGTTATTGGCTAGCGCTTTTGTAATTTCTTGCATATCGCCCGTTTTTAACGTGGCTTTATCTATGCCTGTACCTAATTTACCAAGCGCTCCGAAATTTCCCTCGTATGCTTTGCCAAGCGCGTTGGTGACTGTTTCTAGGCTTTTACCTGTTCCCGCTGAAATATCTAATGCTAAAGAAAGCCCCGCTTGTGATGTTTCTAAATCTTTCGTTGCAATAAGCAAACGGCTAAGACCGGGGCGTAAAACATCATCGGCAATCCCATTGGCCATTTGCAAAGATGTAATAAATGTATCTACGCTTTTTGCTGCGTCACCAAATCCAACGTTTTGCAATGTCGTATTTAGTTTTTCTAAAGATTGTTGATCTTCTAACGCGGCTTTTACACCATCTACCCCAAGTTTAATTGCAAAAGCACCTGCCGCCGCTGCTCCTACCATAAGAGCCGGTCCAAGGTTGCTAGTTATGCTGCGTCCTAAACCGGTTACTGATCCGTCAAAAGTACCTAAATCACCTTGAGCATTTTTTAGGCTACGTGATAACCGGGAAATATCGGCCGCAAGGACAATAGTTAAAGTTTTGCCGGCCATTACATTGCCTGCCATTTCACTACGATTCGATCTACGGCTTTAGCCCATTCTCTAATTGCTTCATCCGCATAACCGCGTTTGGCTTCTTTAATCCAATCGGTTTTCTCAAAAGCGGGAGGCATTATTCGTCCCGGTCGTGCTGTACCGCGTCCTTGATCTGAAGGGTAACGGACCATAGTTGCGCTGGCGCCGCCGGAAAATACTTTTTTATTTCCACCAATTTGCACACTAGGCAAACGATCGCGGCGAACTTTCACGCTTTCTGCAATCTTTTGACCCCATGGGCCAGCGCCCATGGCCGCTTCACGCCATGAAGGGGCCATGTATCTATCTGCAATGTCTACAGAGGCTTCCCGTAACTCTTTAGCCGCTTCTTTAGGCAATGCCTTGAATGATCGCAAAACTTCATTTAGCCCGGAGATATAGGCATCAGTTACCTTCTGTGCCATTTTGTAACTCCTCTAAAATCGTTGCAAATAAATCCGGCTCGTATAGGATAACTTCGTGGAATGGTCGCCCAATTTTTAAGGCTACCTGTACCGCTAGTCGTCCAATAGTTCCCTCGTCAAAGGGTCCTTGTCTTCCCCCACGCGTGTGCGCACCTCATTGGCTTTAGACCATTCGGCCACTTCATCAAATGACTTTGGTTGAATGCCTGTAACGTGCCAATACGCAATAAACAATTGGCGCCCAAATTCGCTTGAATAATCTTTAGTCTTGTGGACCATTCGATCATATTCGTGCACGTCTAGAGTCTGAATTTCGTACTCTGTCGGTTCATTAGTGCCTAATTTGATTATGAGGGTTGGATACATGATGTTTCCCCGTTCGCTAGTTGAATTAGTTAAATGTTACGTTGCCTTGAAGTGAAACTGTACACGTTGCAATATTGGCTGCGTCTGTGGTCATGTCGAGAGAATCAATGTACATAGCAGACCCAAGCCACTGCCCATCTGCACCTGCTGCGCCCGTTGCAATCTCAATTGCAATAGAGGTGCCGGCTGCGGCTGCTGTGGCCAAAGCGTCGTACATGCCGGTATTCTCGTCGTACAAGAAGTTGAGACTAATAGTGCTATTTAGATCGGTCTGTGTGAAGTTCACGTCACCTAGTGTCTTTGTGCGGGTAATGGTAGGGGTTGTTGTAACTGTGCCCGTGGTTACCTGATCTTCATAATGTGCCGCGCCAACTTCTACCGTGAAAGTTGAGCCTGCGACGCCGACTGCTGCCATGATTTTACTCCTTCATTCTAACTGAGATGTTTACCTCGGTTGTGAT